GAACTGGTATGCACAAATGTCCGTAGTCGTCGGCTTGGCGTGATGAGCCGGAGTAGTGTGCCTCGATGCCAAAGTAAGCATCAGTTGGATCTTTCAACTTAGAATCTGCCGCAGATGCACGAAGAGGGTGAGATGGCAATACAATCTGATCACATCTAAAGTTGGCAGGTCCAACATCTTGATCACCTGCGGCGTTGAACCCTTCATGAACAATTGCATCTGAACCGTCTATAATAGAGGCGTCAACATTATCTCTTACAATGCCCTTAGAGGCGGCACCAGCAGGAAGTTTGATGTCGTTGAACTTTAATGGGCCATAGAATCCCATTGGTAATAGTCCAGATGCCAATCCAGAAGTTACCTGCTCGGAAACCTCAACTCTAAAGTATGATGAGTTGTTTACAAAGCTTCCTTGTTCGATGTATCTTCTCTCTGTATAGTCCCACTCAGACTTCATATCACCGAGTCTTCTTGCGATATAGTCTGGTGAATCTGGGTTGAGGTTAAGTCCAGAGAACCTTTCAATGATTTTTGGATTTGCATCAGTGTCACTAGATTGTCTAACAACAATGCTAAAGGTTCCGTACTTTTCATAATCTGTTGTTGACTGCTTAACATCTTGAACGGATACCTTGAGGTTTCTGCTTTCCCACTCTCCAGAGTGAAGTCCTACCAGCCTGAATAGCTTTGTTACGCTCAACTCGGAGCCCGCTGTTTCAGTAAGTGCGGCCTTACCGGCGGCGATGATTGGGCTGGTGTTGGTGTTTGCGCCTGTGAACTGGCTGAATGCCCAAGGTGTTGCTCCTGGGGTTGCTGTCGTGCTAAAAGCGCCAGCGTTAACTCCATTTCCGTGAAGTGGAACAATTGCTACTGCCATATTTCCAGCAGTTGTATCTAAGCCCATAGAATCAATGTTTCTCTCGAAGGTTGGTCCAAGCCAATATCTCTCTAGTGCTGATGCTGGAGTGATTGATGAGTTTGTAAGAGTTGGGTTTGTGTTTAAAACCTTTCTGATGTAATTACCAGAACTCTTATCAAAGTTGATCTTAAAAGTTTTTACTACACTTCCGGGGTCTTCATCTCTTAGTACAAAATCAAAATTTCCACCTGCGGTAGAGATAATTGCCTGAGCCATAGAAGATTTAGGTGCAACACTTCTTCCGTTTGGGTATCCCACTGCGCCAGTGTCGGTTCCTGCTGGAACGATTCTAAATTCACTGGTCGTGCCAGCAATATACAAAACGCCAGCGAGACAGCCGAGGGCTCCGCCACCCGTATAAGAACCGTTTTTATTAAACAAGAAAATTCCATAAGCGCCTTGGTTTCCAGCGGCGGCGGCAGTTGGGGCTGTTGTAGTCCATCCTGCGACGCCGTCACCCGTGGCGCTTGTGTGCTGCTCTCCAAGCAATCTTACGAATGTGATTGGATTTGAGTTTCTCAAATATGCCTGTGCTGCGAATGCTGCGTAGGTTGGTGCTGTGTAGTTTCCGTTTCTGGAAACGTCATCTGCGGAGCCACCTGCTATGGGTGCTCCAAAAACTTCTAAAAAGTCTGAAAAAGACTCGACCTTTACTGGTCGCATTCCTGGCCCCTTTTCAGAACGTCCAATGATTACTGGACCTACTGCTCCGGGGAGCCTTGGCCTCTCAGAGTTGTCGATCTCATTAATGAAGATCCCTGGTGATACGAACTTAAATTTACTTGCAGACATGTGCCATCTCTCCTTAATATAACATCTTACTATGATAAGCCAAAGATGTTAAAAACATAATATTTTTCTCTAATAAATAGTATGTTGTTTCCCTAAAAGATGTTTTTATGGACGATATTTTTCGTCGTCGTTAAAAGGATTTATATCTCCAAGCATCACTCTCTCTCTTTGTATCTTAACTTCTACTGCTGATTCTCTTACAACGACCTTCGGTGTTTCTTGATTTGGTCCATCTCCAACGACATGACCAAGAACATCTATCTTTATATTTGTTATATAATATCTTTCACCTTCGTCTAGTGATGAAACAGAGTTTTCCTGAGAGAAGTCTTGGTTGATGAAGCCTTCGTATCTGTTGTTTTCACTATCCATGACAAAATAGTTTATTCCGCCGGGAGTTGATATGAACGGCTGTACTAGTTCGTTCATCTGTTGTTGGTATTCGGTTTTGATTGAAATGTTATAAGTGCAGGTTATATATACCGGCATTGGTATTGTAACTGTTTCATATACAATTTTTTCGTTTCTTTTTCTTGTGCGAAAGTTTAACTGTCCAACTCTTTTGTTAGAGTCTGCATTTGCATAATTCGCTGTTTTATCCTGCTTTACTCTTCTACCAATTGTTATAGAGCCTTTTTTAAAGTCATTTACTGGTGGGATGTTGCCCCAGGCTGTTCCTTTTTTTGAGGGGTCTTTGGTGACGCCAGTTCTTTCTACCGTAATTAAAGGAAAGATAAGTGCGCCGGAGGAGTCTCTTAAGTCTTTATTGTTTTTAATCTGAAAAGATCTTTCTGGGGCTGTCCACAGTACGGGTGTTTTTTTCCATCCTTTGTTCGTTGTGCAGTGGAGATCTAACTCCTTGCTTACAAAGTCATACAAAGCACGATCAATTGTTTCTAAATTAGAGGGAGCGTATTTTGGCTCATTAAGTTTTGTGTCATCACTTGGCATCGAACACTCCTTCTCTTGCTCTTCGGCAAGTTGCTACAATCTCAAACTTTTGGTCGTCTTGTCCAAACAAGTATTTGGGCATGCTTGTTTTTACAATCTCATACAACTTTCTATCGTATTGAACAAAGTCGCCGACACGAACAAAAAGATTCTGATCTTCTGTAAGTCTTCTTCTGTGAAAGAAGATTTCTATTTGATGCATCTTGTCATAGCCGAAACCATCGTTGTTTACATCAGTCTCTTGATAGTTGATCAATGCATGAACTCTCACTGGTGGCAAGAAGGACTTTTCTATTGCCTCTCCATATAAAGAGTGGAAGTCAGACTTGTCTACGTCAATTGGATAATATAAAACTGTCTGGCCGATGACTCTTTCAATAAGTTCATCGTTGACTTGCTTTACTAAATCTCTTTCCTTCTTCCCTGTAAAAAGGGGAGGGGGAGGAGCGGCGGGTTGTTCCCATTTGTTATCGTCTGACATTCATTTACCCAACGTAGATCTCTAGTGGGACTTCAGACATAACTTCACTTGAGTTCTTTACCATCTCAACGTCGCCTTCCATTAGCTTGCTGTATGTCAACTCATCAAGTGTTGTCTTTAGCTCCTCTCTAAGAGCCTGCTGCTCTTCTTTTGCCTGGGATATTAATGCATCTCCGTTTAGTGATATCTCGTTACCGGGAATTGGTATTGTGCTAAACTTGCTTCTTATCAATCCTAGCATCTCTTTGCTCATTGATAAAGCAAACTTTCTTATCCACTGTTTACCGATGGAGTTGATGTTAAGGAATGGGATGTTTTGTAAAGGCATTGTGTTTAGGTTGTTAATACCTGTGATGCCTGCCTTCGAGTTGCTATCCTCTGTCCAGGTATCTCCTGGTGTTACAAACTCAACCCACATCTTTTCTGGATAATCGGACTGTGGAACTGGAAAGATTCTAAGCCTGTTGTTTCTTAGCTCGTAAGAGAACTGTGATGTTCTTGTGTTTACACTATCCTCATAAGCTACAGCCTGTGCTTTGTGTTGCCACACTGGGACGACCTGGAATGTTGAATCATCAGCATACTGTCCGTATGTGCTTAAGTTTCCAGCAACATTAAGTCCACCGTGATAACCATAGAAGTTCCACATGGCTCTTGGGGTTTTAAAATAAACCTTCTTAATAAGAAGTTTGGACGCATCTGTTGTTGTGCCTAGCTTCTGATAGAAGGGATAAGCTGAGTTAGCGACGTCATTGGCGGCTTCAAGGATTAGCGATTGAAGATCATAATCCTGCTGGTCTGTTTGGACAGCGAAAGAAGCAGAATAAACTGTTTGAGAACCTCCAACGGTTGCTTCAGATGAGATACCATCAGTTACTCTTCTTGCGTATGCAAAGTCGAACTTTGGATATTTCAAAGAAAGATTCGTCTCAGAGTTCATATTGGCGTTAGCAGTGACAATTGCCGCTGCTTCAACTTTTGGCTCTCGGATCATACCATCTTCATTAAATGAAGCTGTTGTTCCGCCAAGAACATTTGATAATACGTTCTTTGATTGGTGAATAT